GAAGCTCGGGAATACTTTAAAAAGATTCAGGATCTCACTGTTAAATTTGATGTGGATATCATGACAGATAAATCTATCATTCTCGCATTTGACAAAAAGAAGGCTGACGATCGTAAGACGTGGCTTCTTGAGAGTACTGCCAAAGATGCATCAGAGTTGGAAGTTCCATATGGTCATGTAAAAAACCTGAGCATCTCCAACTTTGTACACAAAGATCTTGTAAACTTTAGTTTGGCAGATCTCAAACGTTCGATTGCACACATGGCAGATGGTCTCAAGCCTTCGCAGCGTAAGGTAATGTATGCGTGTTTTCAAAAGAATCTAAAAGATGAAATGAAAGTTGCGCAATTGGCTGCATACGTTGCTGATAAGAGTGCCTACCATCATGGTGAAGTATCACTTGCAGATACAATTGTAAAGTTGGCAAATGATTACATGGGTTCGAACAATATTAATCTTCTTGAACCCTGTGGTCAATTTGGTACACGTCTCATGGGTGGTAAAGATGCATCTCAAACAAGATATATTTTTACAAAGCTCACGAAAGAGGCTCGTAAAATCTTCGATCCACGTGATGACCCAATTCTCAATTATTTAGATGATGACGGTCGCACGATTGAACCGGACTTTTATATGCCAACTTTACCTATGGTACTTATTAATGGGACGGAGGGTATTGGTACGGGATTCAGTTGTTATGTTCCACCATTCAATCCAAGTGATATTAAGGAAAATATCGAAAGACTTCTCGATGGGAAGTCTATGGTATCTATGAGACCTTGGTTTAAGGGGTTCAAGGGGAAGGTACACAAGGAGGGTGATACGTGGATGATGGAGGGTCTATGGAAATGGTCTGGAATGAATATTACAGTCACAGAGTTACCACCCGGTCGTTGGACTCAGGATTACAAAGAATATCTCGATAGTCTTGTTGAGAAAAAATTGATTGGTGGTTTTGTAAATAATTCGACAACTGAAGATGTTCATTTTGAAATTTCAGACTACACGGGAAAAGATCTCGTTAAAGATTTGAAGTTACGAAAAACTTTTCATGTTTCGAATATGCATCTCTTTCACCCAGTAAAGGGTATTTACAAATACTCAAGTCCGGAAGAAATTCTTAAAGATTTTGTGGAACTTCGCATTGACCATTACAAAAAGAGAAAGGCACATCTTATCAAGGTTCTCGAAACAAAAGCTACTATGTGTGGATACAAATCAAAATTTGTTACAATGGTTATTGAGGGTGATATTGTGGTCTTCAAACGCAAAAAACAAGACCTTGAACGACAACTTTCTAATATTTTCCCACAGATTTCCGGAAGTTATGACTATCTTCTTAATATTAAGACTGTTCAATATACGGAGGAAAGTGTAAAGGCCCTTATCCAAGAGGCAAAGCAAACTCGAGAGGAACTTGTGATAATGAAAAATACATCTCACATTGATATGTGGAAAATGGATATTAAAAATATGTAGACAGTAAGTAGGAATGTGTGAACCTTCTGGGGCAAGCACCGCGGCCATTGTGTCGCTTAATGCACTCGGGAAACAAGATAGATATTTAATAAGTGAAAATACAAATGACTCTTTATTTAACTACGAGACCAAGCGACATGCAAATTTTAGAAAATACCACAGGGTAACGAATGTTTCCAAGATGAGTAACAAAGACTCGTGGCCTTTTGGCGAAAAGGTGAAAGTGACATTTAATCCCCAAAATATGGGCGATCTTCTAAGCAATATGTATGTGAGGATAAAATTACCAAGTCTTCAACTCGGATATAATTACGCCGATCAAATAGGACGTCATATTTTCAAAAGTATAAGAATGCATGTGGACGAACTGAAAGTTGAAACACTTTATGACGATTGGTGTATTATATATGATGAGTTATATTCGGAAATAACAGAAAAAGTCGCCAATAGATACCTTTTAAATAGGAATTTACCATTTGATAGTTCAGATTCGTATAATGTTTTTGCCGCATTTGAATCTGAAATTGTTATACCTCTTCATTTCTTTTTTTCGAGAAAATATGCAAGTGATGAATATTCGACAAATAAACCAAACAGACCATTTTTCCCACTTTGTTCAATATATAAACAAAAATTAGAATTTGAATTTGATTTTCACAAACAGTCGTTCTTTACAAACACACCGGATATATTAGGTCTATTGGATTTTGATATTGTCACAGAAGAAATTACATTACCACCAGATGAAAGAATGTATTTTATGAAGGAAAAACAATTACTTATAACCGATACGGTTTTTAGACATCCATCTACCACTACCGAGATTGGTAAAAACATTATAAAAAACAACATAGTTGCAAACGTTCCAGTTAAATGTATACATTGGTTTTTTAGAAATGAAAAGTTTGAAGATGAAGATGTTTCCGAAGGTGACCCCGTACCTAGTGAAGAAGGTGAATATCGGATTCACAATAGATTCAACTTTTCTTCAAATGTTAACTTTGATCAAACATTTACATTTTTTGCACCGGTGATGTATGACGCAAAATTTCATATAAATGGTAACAGACTTCCAAACGTGACGTCTACAAACCACTCATTCTATAAGTATCTCATTCCATTTCAAAAAAGATTATCGAGACCGATTCGAAATATATATACGTATTCATTTTCGATGAATCCCATGAATGTAGAACCATCGGGAAGTTTAGACTTTAGTAATATACAGTCAGATAAGACGAACATTGACATACAATTAGAGTCAAATTTGACTGATACATACACTCTACATATGTACTATACAGGTTATCAAACGTTTGTGTTTGAAAATGGATTTATGAATGTTGCTTATTAAAAAGTGTCGATTTATGATCCTTAATATAATCTAAAATATTGTTTTTTATACACCATTTTATGAAATTGAGTTGGGCTAATGTAGTCATAATTTTATCTTCAGTTCCCGGAATGGTGTATGAAATTTTATCAGATCTACAAAATGGATCAAACAACTTTTTGCTATATCCATCAAGTGTAGATTTATATGCACAATGTACCAAGAATTGTCTGCCACTCCTCGTTGTATAAGAAGTGTGATTTTTCTTGGAATAATTTGTAATAAACCATTCAATATTTCGAAGGGAAATACCACTTGTTTTATTTAGTATATTCTTTAGTATAGTTTTATTGTCATCTTCTCTATAAAAATTATTTATTGACGATAGTAGAATATCTGTTTTACTCATTACATAACATACTATTCAAATCTATAAGTCTCTTTGTTGACGACTCACATGCCGGACAACCCTCTACAAATGAGAGACATAGACTATGTGTATGTGTATTGCTACGTTTTATTTCGACGGGTTCTACACGTTTTTTTTGATGTACATGATTTGCACAATACCCATTAAATTTACCTTTACGTGTACATCTCTTCCCGTCTATTTTCATACCTCTACATGTTATATTATCTCCCATAGAATAAACATTTACGGGTAGGTCTCTAAGTAATAATTCAATCGAAATTCCGTGTGTTTTTGAAATCGTTTGGATGTAATCGTTTAATTGTTTTTGAACACGTCGACACACTTCACCTTCTATAACATTTGAAATTTCATCTTGTAAACTCATGTATTCTTATCAATATTACTTTCATAGTTTTTAAATAAGGGGTGGTTTGTGTTTATTGATGATCTCACCGAAAATTTCTTCTTTTGGATTTTCAAACAGTGGTTCTAATAAATCACACACCGGTGTTAAAAATTTGTTAATGAAATAATAATGATAATCAACTGGTAGGTTATTATCTTCTACGAATTTTGGATCTTCGCTTTTTTCATATGCCTTTGCTTTATGATTTTCGGTTTTTACAAGAATATATGGAACCCTATCACCAGATTGTGGTTCGGATCCCGGATTACGTTGTCTCATCTTATTAAAAACTTGAACATGTGCCATATTAACGTCTTCACTTAAATATCTATTCATTTTATCATCGTATTTATTGATAGAAATAGATTTACCCTTCACTTTATAATTATCTGCAAGCGTTTGGCTCAATATAAGTTCTTCATTGTTTACTTCACCCGTAAGTAATTGTATAGCACGTTCACGTGCTAGATCAGATGGTGGTTCTTTGTCGGAACTATTAAGTACGACATCAAGTAACTCTTTACACACCTTTCGTACGTGAGGTGTATTGTCTCGCCGAACAATTTGTAAACCCTTGATATCGATATAGTCCATATTCATTTTTCCCTCCTTGTCTTGTGTCCATAATTTTGCGGCATATCTCTTCTTACTGTAAAGAAAGTAAGGCCAATATACTTTTTCAAGTTCGAGGTTATTAGGTTTCTTAAAAAGAGAGCTACACTCCTCTGCTGCACGTTCACCAAGTTTCCAGCTGTATTCGATAGCCTCGACACCCTTTCTATCACCTACATCAAATTCTACCATAACCGAATCGGTATCACCATATCTCACCTTAGCACCCGGGAAGTTATTTTCTACGTAGTTTTTTGTTTGTTCAATCATATTACGACCTTGTGACGTCGTTGTCGATGCAATGGGTACACATGGTAGAAT